TATTAAACTTATGTTTAAGAAAGAAACCACAAAATTTGAAGAATAATGGAACAACAAGTAAGTAAAATGAAAAAACTAATTAGAAAATATTGTTTATACGGTTTGATACTAACCGTTGTATTTTCCTTTGGTTATTTTGTTATCCAAGCAATAACATTTGCAATAGGTATGATAGTACCTGTTATGATTATTGCAGCACTTACCTGGTGCATCATTTATTTGATGTCTCAGTAAATATTCGTATATTTACATGGTGGGAGCAGATAATAAAATACTATCTAAATTACGTCAAATTGAAGATAGAGTTTCCAAAGAACTTAATGTAGATAAGAAGTTAGTTAGAACGATAATCCTTGAAACTTTTAAAGAAGTAGGTACAATTCTTTTACTAAAGAATAGTCCTGTTATGATTAGAGGATTTCTAAAAATAGTTGTGGCTATGAGAGCTGCCAAGAAAGCTCTTACAAATTATAATAAATTAGAAAGCAGAGAAAAATGAGTAAAATTAATTTAAACGATTTAAAGCAAGAACTCCCATACAAGTGGAGAGTTCAATCAATCCGTTATGGAAAAGCGTCCTGCGTAGCTTATATTGACGCTAGAGACGCAATGGATCTACTTGATAAAGTAGTAGGTCCTGAAAACTGGCAAGACGAATATTATGAAGCATCTGGCCTATTGATGTGTTCTGTTGGTATACGAACAGAAGATGGCTGGGCTTACAAAGCAGACACAGGAACAGAATCAAATGTGGAGAAGGATAAAGGACATGCGTCTGATGCATTTAAAAGAGCTTGTGTAAAGTGGGGTATAGGTAGATTTTTATATAATCTAAAAATTATTACCCTGCCAACTAAAACAAGCAACGGAAGAGAATATCCTTATTTTGAAAAACAAGATAAGATATTGTATGGAGGTGAAGAATTAAGTAAAGTATGTAATTATATAATGAAATCTAAAACTAAATAATCATGGATTTATCAAAAGACTATAGTCAAAAACAACAGAACAATCAAAAGAAACAATATCCTAAGCGAGAATATTTGAGAGAAGGAGGATATATTGTAACTATTAAGAAAACACAAACATCAGCAGCAAGAGAGGACTATAAAGGAACTCCTTACTTTGAATTTATTATAGAAACTAATGATGGTAAATCACAGTTTATTAAATTCTGGAATACAAAGCCTGGAGATGCAGAAAAAACAAAAGAGTTTAAAGCAAGATTATTAAAAGAATTTTTAATGAATTGTGGCGTAACTACATTTGATAGCGTTGACGCAGCTTTAGATTCTGCTGTAGGCAAACAGGTAGGAGTATGCCTAGCATACAAAGAGTATTGGTATGAAGATAGAAACACAGGAGAACCTAAGATGGGTAAAAGAATAGAGTATAAATATTCTACTACAGCTGATAAGGTTCCTGTATATAAGGATTCATACAGTAGACCTATGACAAATGACGATATTAATGCATTTAAGTCTGCACACAGTTTATGGGAAAAAGGAGCTGAAGCTATGAACCTTGGTAAAAATGATTTAGATCTGCCCTTCTAGTGAGAAGTCTTAAACTGAAACACTTAGCAAAAGTTAGTGGGAGAGTAATAACTCCTACTGACTTAGTTAAGTGGAATAAGGATCTTGACTTTCACAATGACAAGTACGTTGTTGTCACAATTAAAAAGTATGATAAAAAACGAAGTAATAATATTAATAGTTATTACTGGGGTGTAGTTGTTGAAATGTGCGCATTAGAAACAGGTCACACTAGTCAAGAAATACATGAACATTTTAAACGAATGTTTTTGTATGAAAAGAATTTAATTAATAATGAATGGGTAGAAGAGATAGGTAGCACAACAGCTCTTACTAATAAAGAAATGTCTTTATATGTAGAAGCTTGTAGAATGTGGGCAGCAGCCGAACTGTCTATCAATGTGCCAGATCCAATAGAAAAATAAAATGACTAAAGAAAAACATATAGTTTGGGTAGGAGGAATACCGAACCATTTTGATAAATTAATATATGCTCAAATAGAACAAAAAAAGTGGATAAACAAAGGGTATGATGATGTAATAATAGAAACAATAAAAAAATAAAATTATGAAAACAGTAGAAACTTATTCAACAGATAAAGATGTTGTAATGAAATACATGAGACAAGACATATTTGAAATGCTATTAAAAAGATTAGAAGATTATGATCTTGTTAATGACGTATCAGTATCTTTTATATGGAAAGGTTTAAAGGTAAGTAAGAATACTTTAACTGGAAATGTAACCATATATGATACTAATGCAAAAGAGTATACAATTATGTCAAATAAATTCTTATTATCTTTGATACACAAAGAGCTAAAAGAAAATAAAGAATAAAATATTCATACCAGGTAATGTCCCATCTAGTAAAAATGGGAAAAGGTGGACAGGAAAAATCTTGATACATTCTAAAGCAACTATGAGATATATTAAAGAAACTAAAGATATATATCAAGAGGCTGGAATATATTTTAAAGAACTTATAAAAGATAAAGAACCACCTTACAAAGTATCATTTAAATTTATTAGAGGAAGCAGAAGAAAGTTTGATTATGTTAATCCTTTGCAAACCGTTCAAGATCTTATGGTTAAATATGGTTGGCTAGAGGATGATAACATGACATACTTGCTTCCTGTATTAGATGACTATGAATACGACAAAGAAAATCCTGGTGTGTACATAGAGATTTTATGACAAATCAAATAGTCCAATACTATCTAGGAACATATGTTAGTAATAATGGACAAGAATACAAAAATGTTATATTAAAGCTTTCATCTGCTAGAAAAAATTCTATAGAAAAAGCTATGAAAACATTTAGTTATTATTTTAACCCAGATAGCTATGTGTTAAGTGTTGAAGGTAAATTATCTTATAGTGAATATGAAATGCTTAAAAACCATTTAAAAATTTATGATCATGGAAAAATACCGAATCAAAAAACTAATAAAAGGGGAGGCTGTAAATCCAATATACAAAGGAAAGACGTTAGTAGCAGTACCTGAATATAAATTACAAGACGACAAAGGAACGATAATAGAGCATGAAGATAAAGCGTATATAATAAATCCTAATAATTATATATGCTTTAGGGAGTTTCCTGATAAATTTAAACCCAACAAAACATATAAATTATTTTATTATGAATGGATGGGACCAAGAAAAAATAAAACAAACCAAGTTAAACTATTTTAATATGTACGATAATACAGATCCAAAAAACCAACAAATGCTAGAATCTCTTCGTGATGAAGTATGGTTCTTAATAGACAATAGTTTATTTGATGAAATATGGAGATTTCAAAAATCAAGAAACTTAGATAATATGGGATTTAACGAACTAATAGAACTAAAGAAACATTTAAGAGATAATCAAATTGGATTAGATCCCATAGCTGAAGGTATGAATTATAATATGAGTGACATTAGAAGAAAGCTAGATGACATTATGAATGATGATAAAAAATAATTAGTTATTAACTTTATCTAAAACGTATGCAGAGGTGGTGATGGTAACGCATCCTAGCGTAAACCAGATCCACTTCTTGTCATACCACTTAACCTTGTTGAGTTCTGATAACTCTATATACATATTAACTTTATTATTTAACAATGAAATTTCTTGATCTTTATACCTTAAAAGCATTGTGTCCAATAATTGTTGCTCTCTGTGTAGGTTTAATTGTTTTTCTAACAAAAAAATGGTATGAGCTTGAATAGAATCATTCTGTTCATAATACTGCAACAAAGAATCTAACTTTATCATTTCTTGATCAGTAAGATTGTGTTGAGCTAACAAAGAAAAGTTTGCAAATATACAAAATACTATAAATAGATATTTCACTTTAATCTATCTTTGATTGATTTGGCTGCTGCACTTGCTGATTTCTTTTTAACCTTAGGCTTATTTTGCTTGGCTTCATTAATATCTTCAAGTCCTTTTTTAACTTCTTTAGCGATATTATCTTTCCGTCTGACAACTTCATTTTGTCTTGACTGAATGTCTTTGATTTCTTGATCATTAGATTTAATATCTTTTTTAAGCTGTTTCTTGCGTTTCTTTGTCTTTACATTCCCCACACTCACAATCGCAAGAGCCGCGCCTAGAACAGCAATTATCGCTATCACAAGAGCTTTTATCTTCTTCATCTTTATTACACTTATAAGTTATATCAAAATCTCCAGCTGTATGTTTTACTTCCCAATCTTTACTCATCTTTTTTATTCTTCTTTTGCAAAGATAAAAAATTTAATTCAAACTCTAAATGATCTATAGCTTTGCGCAGTTCTTGTTCCATAGGATTACCAGGTTTTTTACCTGCTCTAAGAATATACTCTACTGCATTTGCTAAGTTATGAGTAAGTTCAAAATCCTGAACTACATCCATAGCCTTTATGTGTTTGTATTTACCAACATAATATTCTGGAGATGTTGGATGCTCTATAATTGTATCTTTACTTATTTTTGCTTCCATAATTAATTTTGTTAATTGTTTTTTTTCTCCGCAAGAAGAACAAAAATATCCTTTACTTTCCATATCAATAGCTTTATTTATATTTTCGTGTTTACCACAATGTATACATTTTATAAATGCCATTATATTTCTCCTTTACGTTTTAAATATATATGCAATCCAATAACCACAAAACCCAATATAACCCACCAATCAGATATATAATCAGTACAATATGCAAATATGCTTATTATTATTACTCCCCAAATACTCCATAAAATACTCCACAAAATCCATCCAATTATCATAAACATAGAAATTGGAATAGAAATTATATTAATTAAAAATTTTACTAAGGCCATACTACTGTTATATTATTAAAAATTATTTCTTTTTTTTCTACTTCTTTATCCTCCATGTTCTATACTTTATCTGCTTACCAGCCATATAGAACTCTAATACCCTTCCTCCTATTACTGCTGGTGAAAATCCTTTTTGACTTTCCCATGCTCCATTCCAACTTTGTTTATACGTACCAAGTTGTAAATGCTCCGCTTCTATTATTTTTTCATTACCTTCGGCATCTAAAATTACAGTAGGCCTAGGTAGTTCATATCCTGTATGAATATGCCCTGCTATATAAAAGTCTGCTCTAACCATATCTTGTCTACGAGCTGACTGTATAGCTCCTCTAGTTACAGGTGCATTGCCTCCTGTTCCATGTGTATACCATAGGTCATATTTCCTAATAGCACCTCCACCTTCGTGTTCAAATACAAACCTAATCCAACCCTGATATTTACCATAATTAATATTATTACCTTCTATCTTATTTAGTTGTCCTATAGTTTGATCAAGTATATCAAATTCATTTCTTAACTTAATGCTAGACTCGTGATTTCCTTCAGTAAGCTGTATTAAGTTAGCACTATATGGTTTAATAAATTTTACAACATCTTTTCTAACTTCATCAAAATACCATCCTTTATTATACTCTGGTCTTATATCTTTTTTTGACCAATTACTTATCATTTCAGTTAATGATTGTTTAAGATCATATCTAAATTCAAATCCTGTTTCAAGTAATTTTTTATTTGTTTTTAATTGTTCTTCTAAACTA